CTTACTACGTTCAGGAAAATGACCTATAAAACCTATATATATTAACTACTTAGGGTTAGTAAAGAGGTTAGTATACACGTAGTCTGAATGTAGTAAGGTAGTAAACAAAATGATAAGTGATTCAGAGGGGTGAAAACTGATGAACAGGGCAGTCCAGAAAGGCAAGAAGGGTGAAAATGAGGCATGTGAGTGGATTAGAAAACACTTGTTTGATGGCAAGCGTGAGGTGAAAAGGAATCATAATCAAGCTTTCATTGGGGCTGATATTGTCTGTTACCCATTTATATTTGAGATTAAGCGTAGGGAGAAATTAGCACTTGATAAATGGTGGATCCAGATCCACAGATGCTATAAAGTGTTAATTGATCATAAGGCGTCATATATACCTGTCGTGATGTTTAGGATAAACAATGGCCAGTGGGAGTTTCTGATTTCAGCTGAGACAATTGGCTGCGACACAGGATATGTTCGAATAGGTGTTCCAAGGTTCACTGAGTGGGCTCGGAGATATGTCTGATTGTAGCGACATAGGCTATAATAGGCTATAATGCCAATGAGGGAGACGGCATGTCAAAGCCTACACAATATGAAGAGACATTGGCCAGCGAACTCCTTGAAAGAATGGCAGAGGGCGAGACACTAAAGTCTATTTGTGCTGACGAGCACATGCCACGACAAAAGATAGTAAGAGCATGGATCAACGGCGAATATGGTGCGCCACTTACATTGGCCCCACTGTACGCGCGCGCGAGGCACCACCAAGCTGATGGTTTTGCAGCTGACATTATCTCACTGGCAGATGCAGTGGATGATAATGCTGAGCTGGCTGGTGTGAATGCAGTGAGTGCACTGCCATTAGATGCATCACCATCAGAGCAGAGGCGTGCTCATTTCTTTGCCAAGAAGCGTAGTGTTGAGGGTGCCAAGTTAGCCATTGATGCACGCAAATGGACAGCAGCACGCATGAATCCATCCAGGTGGGGTGACAAGGTAACACTTGAGCACTCCATGGATCCTGACAAACCAGTGCGCATCGACTTCACCAACATGACAACAGAGCAGTTGGAAAGGTTAACTGCTTTAGAGGCGGAGCTGGTCGCACGCACCACAGATGCGTTGCCTGCAGCAGTGAACTCTGCCCCCACCAATATGCGATTGCTGCCACTTGGCAGGAATGATGACAATGGTGGTGGTAACATCAGTCACCATGATGGTGATGGTGCACATGGTGAGTAATTCCCTGAAAAACAGTGGTGGGTGCCAAACCTGGGCCTACCCCCCTATGCTGCTGAAACCGTTGCACATGCACCACTGCAAATATTTTCAAAGTGCCACTTCTGGCACCTTGCAAATTTTTTGCAATATTTTGCGGCAATGGAGGTCACCAACTTTAAATGGCTGACAAAAATCCTATCAAAATCACTAAGGGAATTTTGGGGTTTAAGCCTCCTGGCACTAAACCTCTTCCGCCGCCAGCACCCCCTAGAAAAAGAAAGCCATTAGATGATTCACTCTGAAAAATATATTGGTTGATTGGAGTTCGGCAAATGGAGGCACTAACTTTAAATGATCAATCCCATTTGGGGAAATTCATTTATGACTGAATCCAAGGCAGACAATTGGAGTGATCGTGAGACGCAGATGGTTTGCGCCACTTGCGTTTTCTATGTTGAAAAAGGAAAGGCCAAACGAGTTTGCGATAGTAAATCAGCACTCAAGAGTTTTGGTAGATGTAGAAAGCATGCACCAACACTCAATGGATGGCCAGCAATGTTTGACACAGACTGGTGCGGTGATCACAAACTGGATAAAGCGTGAGCGCAGCCACGGCTAACGTACAACATCTATTACAACATGGTGATGAGATTCGCACCGAGTTGGCAGCTCGCAAACTGCGACATTTCATTCCAGAAGTTTGGCATATTGTTGAGCCCAAAACAGAATTCAAATCAAACTGGCATATTGACGCAATTTGCGACCATTTACAGGCTGTTTCTGATGGTGAAATCAGAAATTTGTTGATAAACATCCCACCTAGGTCAATGAAATCACTTACAATTTCAGTGTTTTGGCCTGTTTGGACGTGGATCAACAACCCTTCTGTGCGTTGGTTGTTCAGTTCATACGCACTTTCACTGGCTATCAGGGATGCTGTCAAGTCTAGACGCATCATTCAGTCACCTTGGTTTCAGGACAGATGGGGTGACAACTTCAGATTGTCTGGTGATCAGAATGCGAAACAGCGATATGATAACAATCATGAAGGGTATAGGATTGCTGCCAGCGTGGGTGGCTCCATCACAGGGGAGGGTGGAGACTTCATAGTGGTTGATGACCCACACAATGTCGCGGAAGTTGAGTCAGATGTTGTCAGAAACAATGCGATTGTGTGGTGGGATGAGGTTATGTCTACTCGTCTCAATGATCCTGAGACTGGTGCCAAAATCATTATTATGCAGCGATCGCATCAGTATGACTTGGCTGGACACGTGCTTGAGAAGGGTGGATATGAACACCTGATGCTGCCAATGGAGTTTGAAGTTGGGCGCAGGTGTGCCACTTCAATTGGCTTTGTTGATCCACGCAAGAAGGAAGGTGAACTGCTGACTCCGACGCGTATTGGCAGAGCGGCACTTGATGATCTGAAGACATCTCTTGGCGCATATGGCACTGCTGGTCAATTACAGCAGAGACCAAGTGCTCGTGAAGGCAATCTGTTCAAAATTGATAATCTGAACGTGGTGACACGCATTCCTGAGAAGAATGTTAAGAAGAGGTGGCGCTCATGGGACAAGGCAGGTACAGATGGCGGTGGCAAGTTCACTGTGGGGCTGCGCATGGGCAAATATCGCAAGTCACGGCCCAATGGCACGTTTGATGAGAACAATAAAGAGCGCAAGTCAAAATATTTTATTGATGATGTTATTCGTGGACAGTGGTCGTCAGGAAAACGAGAGCAGGTGATGCTCACCACTGCAAATGCTGATAGCAAATCTGTTTGGATCATCATTGAGCAGGAGCCTGGGTCTGGTGGTAAGGAATCAGCTGAAGCAAGTGCCAAGAATCTGGTTGGCAGACATGTTGAGTGTGAGAGGCCGACTGGTGACAAGGAAGCACGCGCAGATGCCTACAGTGTGTCTGTTGAGAATGGTGAAGTAGACATTTTGCGTGCTGATTGGACACATGAACTGATTGAAGAGATGAAACATTTTCCTCAAAGCAAATTCAAGGATCAAGTTGATGCAGGATCTGCTGCATTCAACAGATTGAGTACTGCTGGGAGGATACACATTGGGTGAAGGGGTGGCTCCTCATTCATGAAAGCGCTTGGGGCTAAATGGATGGGGAGTCACCACCATGGATATGGGTGACTGCTCCTATCTTTTATACACGCGCGCCCGCGCGCGAGGGAATTGACAATGATGACAAGGCAACCTTGGTACATCATTATGGCTGTGCGACTTGGCGCAAAAGTTGCATTGTGGAGAGAAAAGCAAAGACGTAAATTGCGTCGACAAAATACTGTGGAATACAAATGAAGTGGCGTGCTCCGTGGCATAAGAAGCCTGAACATAAAAGCATGGTGCTTGGCACCTCAGCAGAGATGGGCAACTTCCTCATTTTTGGTGAATCTGGCAATGCGGCAACTCCATCCACTGCCATGTCATTGTATGAGCAATCAACTGCTGTCAGCATCCCAATTAATATGATTGCTGATTCATTTGCTGTTCTTGAACCAATGCTGATGATTGATAACATTCTTGTTCGTGATCATGAAGTGATAAGGCTGCTTAACAAGCCGTCACCATATTTTTCACGTGAACTTTTCCTTGAGATGTTGGGAAAGGAATATCTGATCACTGGTGAGACAACTTTTGTTATGCTTGGCGGTTCACGCAGGCCACCAGTTGAGATTCAGCCAGTCAGTGTCAGGAATATTTCAATTTCAGAGGGCAGTGGTGGGTATCCACACAACATTCAGGTGACTGGCAATACACTCCCAGGCATTTACAATCCAACAATTCGCAATGGCACAGTGAGGTACTTTGATGGTGGATTGCGTGAGTTGGTACAAGTCAGAAATTACTCGACTCGCAGCAATTCGTTGCTTCGTGGTCAATCCCCCTTATTGGCAGCATCCAAAGAGGTTCGACAGCACATTCTTGGGGGAACTCATAATGTATCCATTTTAGAAAAAGGTGGTCGTGTTTCACTGATCTTTCATTTCGATGCTGATATGGATGATGAAGATTATGAGTTGGCAAAACAACGCGTTCATGACCAATATGGTGGTGCAAGTGAGGCTGGCAAGATTGGTGTAACTGCTGGTGGTGAATTGAACATCAAAGAGGTTGGTGTCAATAACCGTGACATGGACTTCGCAAATTTGCAGAAGATGGCAGTTAAGGCAGTTACTTTGCAATATCACGTGCCGTTGCCACTGGTCACAGATGAGCGTCAGACATTAAACAACTATCGTGAGGGCAAATTGGCACTGTATGATGATGCCATCATCCCTCTGTCTAAGAGAATTTTTGGCGCACTTAGTGACACTATGCTGCCACGATTTAATCTCGATCCTAAACGTGCCAGAATTACATTTGATCCTGATCAAATCAGCTCTTTGGTGTCAAGGCGCAATGAGGAACTGAAGAAGCGCGCAAGCATTGGTGTTGAGTCGCACAATGAGATACGTGCAATGATGAATCGTGAGCCATATGAAGGTGGCAATGTTATATTGGTGCCTGCTAGCTTGATCCCAGCTGGCACTGATGAGCATACTGTTGACAATGAACCTGATTACATTGAGAGCACTGATGTCTAGCGCAAAACAACAGGCAGCTTTTGATCTCAATCTGAAGCTCATTTTTGAGCGTGATTTGAGAGTACGCATCAATGCATTCAATGAGAAGATGATCAGGGTGTTTACAAAGTCTGTTGCCAGATTTGATGACGTGCCTAACTTTGAGCAATACCAGGATGAATTGGAACAAATTCTGGATGTTCATTTTCATCGTGTTGGTGCAGCATTTGTTGGTAGAATCAATGACATGGTTGCTGAAGAGCTTGGTGAGAAGAGACTAACTCCTGTTCACGAAGAGAAAGCATCCAAAAAGGTGCCTGTTGTTATTTCACGGCACTACAAAGTGCGCGCACTTTCACAGTCAAGCAAAATCACTGAGACAACTGCTAGACAAGCAAGTGAAGCATTGGCAGCAGCACGTGTGGCTGCAGCTGACGCTGCTGCAATTGGTGTTGAGCAAGTTGACATTGCCAGCCAAAGTGGCGCAATGTTTAGAAGGAAGCTCAATGGTAGAACAACTGGCATTGTTAGACTGAACACCAATGAGCCTGCTGAGGCAGCGAAACTAACACAGATTCAGGTTTTGCGCGGTGAAGAACCGACGCTTGCGGGTGGCAGTGGTAGTACTGGTGATAAAAGCTGGGCAAATCAAGGTGACAGTCGAGTTCGCACAACTCCTGACAGCAAATTCAATCATCTAAATGCTGAGCAAACTATCAAGCTTGACAAACCATTCAATGTCAGTGGCCAGCAGTTGCGATATCCTGGTGACACCAGTTTGGGTGCAACTGCCGGCAATGTTATGAATTGCAGGTGTTCTGTAACATATAATATCAAAGACACTGCAAAGCAAGTGAAAATTCAGAGAGTTGGTGATAATGATACATTTGAACGCGCAGCTAGAAGAGCAGCACGTGTAGCACGCACGACAGTGCCACAAAAAAGAACTGGTGTTCTTTCTCAGACAGATCGAGCAAGACGCATCAGAACAAATCCTCAAAATGCATTTGAAAAACAGTTGAGAATTCATGGCAATGTTAGTGATGAATATCTTGGTGCTCTTGAAGAAGCGTGGGATGAGCTGCCTAAAGAAGTCAGGCAGGCATTCATAAATGATGGTGTACCCATTAATATTGGCAGCACGCCAGCTCAAACAACTGATCTCATACGCAGTGGCAAATTGAAAGGGACGCTGGGATTTTATCTACCATCTAAGCACACAGTTCACTTGGGTGAATTTATGAATGGTGCTGGTGGGATAATATTAGTTGATGCACCTGGTCGTGTTATGATTCATGAACTTGGACACGCAATGGATGCTATTATTTCAAGGGTTGGTGGAGGTTCGCATACAACTTCTTGGCGAGCAGCATGGAATTCAGCAAATGCAACAGTTAGAGGTTCAAATAGACAGACGTTAAATTATTTCTTGAGCCATGGTGATATGAATAAAAATCTCAAGGAATCATTTGCTGAATCATTTGCAAGTGTATATGGTAAAAAGGTAGCACCACGTAGGATTGCTGGTCAGCGTTCAACTTCTGTTGGTCATCGCTCTGATCTATTTGATAAGCGCATGACTGCAACAAAAAATGCAATGGAAGAGCAAATTAATCATCATATTATAAAAGGCAAAACTGTTGCCAAATTACCCAAAAGGCCGGCATCTGAATTTGTTCCAAAGCCTAGACCGCCTGGACCATTGACGCCACGTAGACCTGCAACTCGCAGGCCACGAGCGCCAACATCAAGGCCGCCTGTGGCAAAGAAACCACCTGTCAAGCCTAAAGCTGGAACACGTCGTCGTGGACCTAAGAAAATATTTGAGGAAAGGCCCAAATTTTTTAAAGAAGAAAGATTGCAGCCATTGGCAAAGGATGGCACTTTGGGTGCACATAGAAAACCTGATGGCACTTGGACACCAAGGCGTGCTGATTTGCATCAAGAGATTATTGAGGAGTTTGAGCGTTCTGGTGCCACTGCTAGTCCTGGTAACATCAAAAAGTTTATACCTGAATATCGCAAAGGCATTGTTCAAGATAAAGGTCAGTTCAATGTCAAAAATGTTGATAGGATGGTGAAGAAAGAAGTTGATCATTTGATGAAGGAAATCAATAAAGCAAACAGGAGCATCATACAAGAGATACAAGCATCAGAAGCACCACGTATCAGACCAAAGAAAGTCACTGCCAAAAAGAAAACTACCAAGAAGAAGGTCACCAAGAAGAAAATAACAAAGAAGCCAGTCAGAAAGATTCCCAAGGCATCTGAATCTGATTTCAAGCCTAAAAATATTTTGAAATCAGATGAGGCGAATGCGAAAATCTTGAAGAAAATGGATACATATGATGAGACTTTGAAAAAGAAAGTCCCTAAAAAATCTTTTGAAAAAATTGAAGATGCAGTTGATGAGTATGTAGAAGATTCAAATAATTTAAATCATTTGCTGCGAACTGGTAAAATTGAGCGCCCTAAATGGGCAAGTGATGAGTATATTGCGAATACCAAAAAGCGTCTGGCTGAAATGCGTGGTTTAATTGATGAGGCTGTTAAAGCAGGTGAAGTCAGTGAAGACATCACAGTTTATCGTGGGATATCTGGCAGAAGTGTCAAAAGATTGAATCCAAAAATTGGAAAGTCGTTTTCTGATGAAGCCTTTGGTAGCTGGACTGGTGATAGGAATATGTCCACTGCATTTATGTCTGGGCAAACTACTTCTGAGGGGATCATAGCTTCTGATTCTGCAATTATCAGAATGAAATTACTGAAAGGTGATACTGCGCTATACGTTAATCCTTATGAGCATGAATTTATTTTGAAGCGCGGAATGAAATATAAAATCGTAGAAATTGAGAAAAATGTTTTGGTTAGAAAAGTTCAAGGCTCAGGTGAAATGATAAGAGATGTAATTACTGTGGAGCCTCTCTGATGGCTAAGCGACCTCGTGGTAAAAATAAAGATGGATCTCCTAAGTTTGTTTGGGATGATCCGAATCAATTTGAAGTGATAAACAAACCAGATACCAAAGATGCTGATTTGGTGACTGAGATCAAGGAAATTACTAAGCTGATATCAGATGAGGATGAAGATGATGCCTGAAGCATTTATCACAGAGAAGACACCTGATGAAGTCACAGTTGATTTTGGTAGTGGTGATGATGATGCTGACATTCTCATTGATGGTAATATGGTGATACGGAAAGGTGAGAAATTTTTTAATTGGTCATTTGATCAGTTGCAAGATACTGATGCAGAAATCATTGAGTACGTTGAGGATTAAAATGGAAACTGAACAATTTGGTGGTCATGTCATTGAGACCAAAACAGAGAGCCGCAATGGTGTTCCTGTTGGCATAATTGCTGGTCACATTGCAGCATGGACGCCAGACCAGGGTGGTGTCTTTGGTTTACCTGACAGATTTCACCCAGGTGCATTTCTTGAGTCTATTGAGGAGCATAAGCTCCGCAAGAATCGACAAGTGCGATTCAAGGATCATCATGGCAGAACTATTGGTGGATTTCCAATTGAAACTGTGCGTGAGGATCAAACAGGATTGTTTGGTCGTGGTGAAGTGAATCTTGAAACTCAACTTGGTCGTGAGGCATTTTCACTGGCTAGACAAGGTGTGCTAGTTGATTTTTCAATCAGTTTTGTTGCTATTGAGGACAAAATTGACGCAGGATTTCGTGAAATCTTCAAGGCACGCATTCTTGAGGGTAGCATTATTGATGAGCCTTTGAATAAAGATGCTAATATCTTGGAGGTGAAAGCAGCAATCTCATTTCAAAACCTGCCACTTGCAGAGCGATTGGCACCATGGGTTCCTGCAGCGGCAAAGGACAGAGTCAAGGCATTTACTGAATCAAAGATTGCACCAAGTGATGAATTTAAGAGTGCATTCATTTGGCTTGATGAAGATAAAGCTGAATCATTTGATGGTTACAAGATGATGATTGCGGATGTTATTGAGGAGAAATTGATTGCCATTCCAAGAGCAATCTTCAAAGCAGCACAAGATGTGCTTGCAGGTAATATTTCTATACCTGATAATGAGAAATCAGCAGTGGTGAATCACCTGGAGCGTTATTATGCCAAGATGGGATTGGTGTCACCATTCAGTACAGATGAAAAGCAATTTTTTGGCGTGGAAGAAGTCAAGAATTTCACGCAACGAGATTTGGAACGTGCACTGAGAGACAGTGGTGCATTTTCAAAAAGTGCAGCCATTGAACTTGCAAGTAAGTTTGATGGATTGCGTGATCCAGATAGTGCAATAGCAATACTAAAGCAATTGCAACGGATACAAATTTGACGGCAGAGGGAGTCTGCTATGGGGTCAGTGGGACACTGATGCCGTAATGAAATTGTTGAATTTAATGAACATTTAATGGGAGTATGACAATGGCTGAGAACACTCATGAAGAAGTGATGAAGGTTGTCACTGAACTTCGAGAAACAGTGGAGTCAAAGGGCTTCATTGACAAGGACAAGGTTGAGCGTCTGAATGGCATCCTTGATACATATGAGGAAAAGAACCAAGCGTTCACACTTGTCCAGCAGCAAGCAGCAAATCTTGAGCAAGCAATCACAGAGCTCAAGGAAGCACGAGTGGAAGAGAAGCAGGCTGATGAGGTGCGTGGTGCTGAGCTGAAGCAGCAAATCACTGATCTTGAAGGTGAAATTGCTCGTGGTCATAATGTTGGAACTGCTGATCCAAGTGCATGGAAGAATGGTGATGAGTATAAAGCTCTGAATACCTTTTGTAAAGAAGGTGAACGAGCAATTACACCTGAGCTGAAGGTTTTGCTCAGAACTGATTCTGCTGTTGATGGTGGTGTCCTTGTTCCATCTGAACTCGACAATCAGATCACGAAAAAGATCATTGAAATTGATCCGATTCGCTCTATTTCTCGTGTTCGCACCATTACTGGCAAATCACTGGAACTACCCATCAGGAACACGATTCCTGTTGCGACATATGAAGGTGAAGCTGAGGAAGGCCCAGATAGTGCTTCCACTTACACGTCAGAAACCGTGGTTCCATATCGGCAAACGTTCACCACACCCATTACGAAGGATATGCTGATGGATGGTGCGTTTGACATGGAATCTGAAATTGCCGATGACGCAGGTGAAGGATTTGCGTTTGGTGAAGGCAATGGTTTCGTGCTTGGCTCTGGGCATAAAATGCCGCAAGGATTCACAGTGAATCCAATTGTCATCACTGCTCAGGCATCTGGTGGTGGAATGCGTGCTGGAACTACTGGCACTTCTGGTTTGCTCCATCTTGATGATGTTATCCTGCTTTCTGGTGACCTGAAAGTTGGATACAATCCTGTGTATGTGCTGAATCGCAGAGTGCTTGCGAATATCCGTACCAAGAAGTCCACCACTGGGGCTTTCATTTGGGAGCCTGGGATGAATGGCCCTGTTGCCAATACTATGAATGGATATCCATATGTCCTTTCAAATAGCATGGCAGATTTGGCAGCCAATTCCCTGTCTGTTGCATTTGGTGACTTTCGTCGCGGGTATACAATTGTTGATCGCATTGGGCTGAGCGTGATTCGTGATGAGATCACACAGAAAAGAAAGGCAATTGTTGAATTCACGATGAACCGATGGAACACAGGGCTGGTTGTGCTTCCTGAGGCAATCAAAATTCTCAAGATTGCCGCATCCTAGGGAGAAAATAAAATGGAATATGATCTTCATTCAAATATCAAAGTTGTTTTTGCAATCGAGCCTGTGATCCATACTGCACATGCAGTGGGTGCAGAGATTGATACAATTGGGTATGAATCCTGCGAGTTTGTCATCGTGGTTGGTGATGCAATCGATGGTGACTTTGCTGCTGAGCTTCATCAAGATGAGGATGACGGCGCAGGTTCCCCGGTTGGCGTTTGGGCTGCTGTCCCTGCCGCTGAAATTCTTGGTACCTTGCCTATCATAACCACCTCTGACACTGATGTGGTGTTCCGTGTCGGATCTATTGGCAAGATGCGATTTCAACGGCTGACGTTGACTGAAACAGATGCCAATACTGCTGGTATTATTGGTGCTGTTGCTATTCTTGGTAATCCTGTTACCAAGCCTGTGGCTGATCAATCGACGTAAGATAATGGAGGTGGGGCATGCTGCGAAGTGATTCATGGTATGCCCCGCCCTTCCAACCCGCAACGCACAGATTGGGGAATGGCATGAAAGTCAAGTTTCTGAAGAGTGGCCGGTGGGCGCATGAAAATCAAAATGCTGGTCAGTTTGAATTTAAAATTGGCGAAATCAAAGATGGCATTTCTGAAAATGATGTGAAAGACATGGTTAATGCTAATCTTGCAGAAGTAATTGGCTCAGATGATACTGATGTCAAATCTGCTGAGGTCGCTGACACAGAAGATGCCAAAAGTGACGGTGACGACGATGCTAAAGAAACTGAAAATGATTCCAGTAGCATTGGGAAACCTTGGAGTAAGTAAGCAATGCCTTTGAACTATCGGTATGAACTTTCTGATAACGGGACTTTGCCAATCAGTTTGAAAAGTGCTAAGGCATATCTAAAAATTGAACATAGCAACGACAACGAAGCGATTCAAGATATGATTGCTACTGTTGTCCAGTTTGCTGAGCGTTATACTGGTAGAGACATGAGAATAAAAACTTGGAAGTTAGTCACAGATTGCTTTGAAGAGAGAATTTTGTTGAGGAAAAGTGAAATAGCATCTGTGACTAGTGTCAAGTATCTTGTTGATGATTCTCTAGTCACTATTGCAGATACAGTTTACTATCTCAAGAAGGGCTATCAATTTAGTGAGGTTTTGCTCAGTAGCGAGCAAACTTGGCCCACAGATCTTGATGCAGTTGAATCTGGAATAGAAATTATTTTTGTTACGCAAATTCCACGTTACATAGAGCAATCCAAAGTTGGTGCGCTAGAACATTTGGCCTATCTATACGCTAATCGTGGAGATTGTGATGTTGATGTTGCTGCGCTCAAATCGGGCGCAACTGAAAAATACGACCAAGGTAGGATTCAAAGAATATAGGAGATTGAAAAATGGCTGCAATGTCAAATTTTCTTGAAAGTGAACTACTTGACCATGTACTTAATACAAATTCATGGGCTAGTCCGGCTACTGTTCATGTCGGTATTCATAATACTGATCCCACAGATGCTGATTCTGGAACGGAAGTAACTGGTGGTGCTTACGCGCGCGTGGCAATGACAGGTGGTTCTGCGTGGACTATTTCAGGTACAACACCTACACAAGCAAGTAACGCTGGTCCTATAGCTTTTCCAACGGCTACAGATGGAACATGGGGTACAGCAACCCACTTTGGGATTTATGATGCTGCAACAACTGGCAATCTTTTGATTCATGGCGTTCTCACTGATCCTAAAGATATTGGTGATGGCGATACGTTTGAATTTGCAATTGGTAATCTTGTTGTAGAATTTGCGTAAGGTGTTTTTTCTTAGGAAACTGAAAGATATTTTTTCAGTTGTTTACAATTTTTAAAAAAGACAAATATGGTATTTGTTTATTTAGCACCATACAAATGGATTACTGTAACAGGCATAGGTGAATGGGGTTTCCCTGCGGAGGGAAATCTAGGTTCTCTTGACCTAAGAACCAAAGAGCAACAGGATTCAAAAGGCATTCTGACGGGATATGGAATCTTTACTTATCCTGAAGCAAAGGTTATTGCTGATAGCGTTGATCTTGGTTCTGATTTAACTAAACGATTCACAAAGAAACAAAAAGATGAAATTGAAAGCCGAGGGTTCGTAGCTTCGGATACTTTGTTGGATTTTCTGTGGGATGCGTTTACTGTAAATTCTGATCCAACAGGGACTACCGCTCCCAAACCATTGATGCCCACCAGGGCTATGAACCTAGAGCTTTTTCTGGGTGGGTTTTCCAAAATAAAAA